ATGGTAATGCTGTCGGTCAAGATAAAATGAAAAGAATTTTTGATAGTACAGCCATTCATTCTACATCACGATTTGCTAATCGCATCCAAAGTGCATTGTTTCCTCCCCAAAGATCGTGGTGTAGATTGACTTCTGGTTCAGATATCCCCCCAGAACGTCAAGTCGAAGTCGAACAAATTCTTGATGATTATAATGAAAAGATGTTTAGCATTATGAATCAATCTGGCTTTGACTTGGCTATGGGAGAATTTCTACTTGATCTAGCTATTGGTACATCTGTTATGCTTATACAAGCTGGAGATGAAACAACTCCAATCAGATACACAGCAGTTCCTTCATACCAGATTTGTTTTGAAGAAGGAGCTAATGGAACTGTCGATACTGTTTACAGAAAAATGAAAAGACCATTTGATGTAATAATCAAAGAATTTCCAGATGCTAAAATTCCTAAAGACGTTTCTGATAAATATTTAGAAGATCCAACAAAAAAAGTAGAATTATTAGAAGCTACTTATGAGAAAGATGGATTTATTTATTATTGTGTATCGACTATGGAAGGAGATCACAAGCTAGTTTCCAGAACTCTAAAAGGTATGCCATTTGTCATTAGCCGATATATGGTGGCTAGTAATGAAAAATATGGTCGAGGTGTTGCTTTAATGGCATTACCAGATATTAAAACTTTAAATAAAGTTACAGAATTAACTCTTAAAAATGCATCAATTTCTATCGGTGGAGTGTTTACTGCTGTCGATGATGGAGTGCTAAATCCCCAGACAATATCAATACAAGCTGGATCTGTTATTGGAGTATCTTCTAATGGTGGAGCTAGAGGAGCTTCACTAGCTCCCTTACCTCGTTCTGGAGATGCTAATATGTCCCAGATCCTAACAAATGATTTACGAGCTAACATAAAAAGAATGATGTTAGATGATGAGATTGCTCCAGAGAACATGTCAGCTAGAACTGCTTTAGAGATACAACATAAGATAACTTCATTATCTGAAAATATGGGTGCATCGTTTGGAAGATTAATTAGTGAGTGTTTAGTCCCTATTGTAAGACGAACTTTAGAGCTTATGGATGAAATGGGAATAATAGAACTACCATTGAAGATTGATGGACTACAAGTAAAGATAGTTCCAGTATCTCCTCTGGCTATGGCTTCTAATAAAGATAAAGTAAATGATGTTCTAACATTTTTACAAATGTCCCAGCAATTAGGAGCTGTCGGTGGATCATTATTAAAGATGGATAAAGTAGGAGATTATTTAGCTGATATGCTTGGAGTTCCCTCTTCTCTTAGAACAACTAATGAAGAACGACAGCAAATAATGGAACAAACAATGCAGTTAGCTCAACAGCAGATGGAAATGCAACAGGGACAAATGCCACCAGAGCAACCTCAAGAACAGCCTATGGGTTAACTATGGTTGATACAAAATTAAAAAATGCTGGTGTCTCTGCTTACAACAAACCAAAAAAAACACCTAACCACAAAACTAAATCTCATGTTGTTGTT